TGGTTCCTGAAGAACCACTTGTTCCATCTATACCTGATGTTCCTGAAGAACCTGAACTTCCGCTGGTTCCTGATGAACCACTTGAGCCTGATGTTCCACTTGAACCACTTGTTCCTGAACTACCTGATGAGCCTGAAGAACCAGATGAGCCACTAGTACCACTAGAGCCACTAGTACCATCAATACCTGAAGTACCAGATGAACCTGAAGTACCAGATGAACCTGATGAACCAGAAGTACCTGATGAACCTGAACTTCCACTTGTGCCTGAAGAACCAGATGAACCACTAGTTCCTGATGAACCTGAAGTACCTGAAGAACCACTTGTACCTGAAGAGCCAGAAGTACCACTTGATCCACTTGAACCTGATGTTCCAGATGAACCTGAGCTACCTGAGGTACCAGAACTACCTGATGATCCAGAAGTGCCTGATGAACCACTTGAACCACTAGTTCCTGAATTCCCTGAGGTTCCACTTGAACCTGAGGTGCCAGAACTACCTGATGATCCAGAAGTGCCTGATGAGCCTGATGAGCCACTAGTTCCTGATGAGCCAGATGTTCCAGAAGAGCCGCTAGAACCACTAGTTCCTGATGAGCCACTAGTACCAGATGAACCTGAACTTCCATCTGATGGCATATCAGAATATTCTAATACTCCTGAAGCCGGAATATATGTTACAACATATGAAGGACTAGCTTCATATGGTAATGTTTGAATTATAATAGGTTGGGCTGAACCTGAGATTACTAATGATCCTGTAATTACTGCTGAGCCTTCAAATGGGAATCCAGCGCCAGAACTACCTGTAACATATACAGTAACACCTTCTGTACCAGTTATTACTTGTGTAAAAGCTTCAACTGAACCTGTAAAGTTAATAAAAGGAGCACTTGCCTTAAGCAAAGAACCTGTATAATATATATCAACAGTACCTGTACCTTGCCCCGCGGTACTTGACTGGTATACTCCAACGGGTACTTGATCAAGATATCTAACTTTAGCCATTTATTTATAATAAATATTAACGTTACCCGATGGATGTAGATTTATTTTGAGTTTCTTTTTCAGCTGCTGTAGGTGTAATAAAACGCCCGTCTTGTTCTGTTCCAAGGAATACTCCTTCATTATTTATCGCTTCAACTGAAAATATAATTTTAGAAGCTTCGTATGATTTCTTTATAGCGTTCATGTCTTTTTGTATAACATCTGGTATGATATATCCGTAAATTTTTAAATCAAAAGTACTACGTACTACTCTTTCTGCGTTTTCTGCTAATTCTGTTTGGAAACCAAATGAAGAAATAGTAGCTTTAAATTTATATCTTTCAGGATCTCCCCAATAGGAGTCTGAAGCATATTCCATAGCTTCAACTATTTTATTTAGTTGTTCTACATAATATGTAAATATCACAAAAGAATATGTTAAATTAACATAATCAGGTACTACAACATTATAATAAGTTTTACTAGGAGTTCTATTGTTTAATACTGTAAAATTATCATAAGCATTTTGAGCATTATAACTTTTTGTAAAAGTTCCATAATTATTAGGGCTATTAGCATCTAATTTATTAGCTAAACTTCTAACTTTTTCAATATTATTTCTTTTAAAAACAATCAAAGGAGCCATTAAAGCACCTTTTAAGTCTCTTAAATAACCATCTTTCTGATATGATTTCCATTTTTCAGCATCCCCATATAAAACAGGAACAGGTATTCTTTGTCCATTTTGAATAGTAAAAGGTTTAATAACATTATTTAAATAATAAAAAACTGCCTCATCTATATCTTGAATACCTATACTAAAGGGTTTAGTAGTATCCTTTTTAAAAGAAGTTTGAAGAGCTCTATTATTTTCATTAGCTGAAAGGTTAGGATTTCCTTGTTCTTTATCATAAGCATTTTGTAAAGAAACACTAATCTCTTTTTGAGTTTTAGGTATTGGTTTTCTTCCGTTTTTAGCCATTATAATCTTTGTTTAGTTATACCTACTCTGTCCGCAGGAACATAGTGGGCGGTGCATATTAATGAAACATTGTAACCAAATTCAGCTAAATCAGTTTCATAAGGATTATTACCATTTGAATCTAAATAAGGATAGTCTGGGTTTTTACCTACAACATATTGGTTAGCATTTGTGTTATCTATTTCCCAATATCCTTCTTGATACATTATAAAATCACCTACTTCAGGTACAACATTAGCGTCAACTAAGTCATCTCTTAAAAATTTAAAAGTTATAGGTTGACTAAATCCTATATTTTCATCTATAATTGGAGATGTTTGATCTTGTCTTTCAATTAGAGCAAATAAAAGTAAAGGTTGTTGAAATACTCTACCTTGAGAGGCTTCACCATACATATTAACAATTGTTTCTGTTATATCACATTTATAAAGTACTACTTGTTGAGAAATAATGTTCTGTATTAACTCACGGTTAATATGTCTAAACATTGAAATATCTCTTTCTTGTCCAAATAGTGCCATATTATCCTATAAAAATTGTCATTGGAACCTGATTAATTTCATTCACACGAGCTGCTGATTCTGCTGCCCTTCTTTCAAGTAATGCTTGACGAGAAGTTTGATCAAAATATTCTCTTAATCTAGTGATTAAAGCTTCTTTTTCAGAAGTTGCTGCTGATATTAAATCACCTTGGTTTAATGTCACTTCAGCTCCAGGAACTGGAATAGTACTGTATTTACCTCTAACATATCCTAACATTTCTTTAGCTAAAGCTAATGTATATTCAAAAACCCAACTTCTACCTACAGAATTAATACTTGAGTAAGTTGGATTTCCATAAGGAGCATTAGAAACATTATTAACTTTTGTTGGAGCAGAAGTTATAGAAGCATCATATTTTTCATCTATGATGGAATATTGGAACCATAAATTAGTTCCTTCATCTCCTGTACCTGGTATAGGGAATATTCTTAATTTATTATTAATTAACTGGAATGTATAGTTAGATATTCTAACTTGATTTGACATTTCAATTGCTTGAATATTTTGCAAATCATAACTTAAAGGCATTAATAAGAAGTTAGTTGAAGGACCATACCCAGCAATACCTACTAAACCTACAGCACTAGCAGCACCCGGTAATATACCAGCCCAAGGGCTATATAATTCAGAAATAGCAGGTACATCTTCATACCATATTTTTTTAATTTCTAAGCCACCTGAAATGTTATTATCAGTAGCCCAAGCACCTAAATCGTAATCTTGAACACTTCCTGTTAATGTAATTGAGCCACTATACCAATTGTAATTTCCTCCAGTACCCGCTTCCGCGGCATATTGTTGGGACATGCGTATAACACCCTCTAAATTAGGTGTAATAAGAGAAGTATTTAAGTTAGAACTAGTTGTTGACCCTTCTAAAGATAAATAATTATCTCTAACATTAAAAGCATATAGTTCATTACCATATACAGTAACAGCTTGTTCAAAAGCTGTGTAAAAATTAATATCTTGTAGTTCTACGTTTTCAATAGGGTAACCTAAACGCAAACCACAAAATTTTGCTACTTTATCAGCGTCTGTTTGAAAGTCAGTATCATTATCATAAAAACCAAAAGGAGTATCTCCTGGAGCAAATGAAGATGAGCCGGGCCAAATAGGGATGTTTGCCATAGATGTTTTGGTTATAAATATTAAAAAAAAAGGGCTCCAATTTGAAGCCCTTATATTATTATTTATAAATATTATCTTTTTGAAGTTCCGTTAGTTCCTGAGGTTCCTAAATTAAGACCTCGTTCTGCTGCCTCTTCATAAATATTTATTAAATCTTGTACAATTGGGTCTCTATGATTTTGTTTTAAAGTGATAGCAGCCATATTTTTAACTTTACGAGCTGCTGTGTATAAGAATCTAAAACCAGAATCACGTTTTGCTTTTAAGTCTACCTGGTGGTCATCTCCACAAACAATCATTTTGCTTCGTAAACCAATACGAGTAGCAATCATCTCCATTTGTTCATGGGTAACATTTTGGGCTTCATCTACAATAATGCAAGAATCTAAAAATGTTCTACCTCTCATAAAGGCTAAAGGTACAATTTCAATTTTTCCGTCTTCAATAAGTTTTTCTACTTTTTCTTTATCATAAAGAGCATACATGTTTTGGTAGATAGGTTGTATCCAAGGATCCATTTTTTCTCTTAAGTCTCCTGGTAGAAATCCTATTTCTTCTTTAGACACTGTTGGTCTAGTTATAATAATTTTTTCGTAATGTCTTCTTATAAGACCATCTAAAGCTACTTGAACTGCTAATAATGTTTTACCTGAACCAGCTGAACCTGCTAATAAGGTTAAGGTATTATTCAATATTTCTTCTTTAGCTAATTTTTGCTCTTCGTTAAGTTGAATTTTAAATTTAATAGGATTTTTTATCACTCGTTGTTGTCTATGCACCTCATCGGTGTGTGGTTTTGATGTCATTATTTTTTACATTGATTTTTACTAATTTATCAAGTCCAGCGTTAACATGCATAGCATTGTCTAACACCGTCTCGAATTCAAACCTCCCATCTAGTGGTAATACTAGATCTACTTGAGAGCCCCATCTAATTAGACTAAATCTTTCATTCTGAGCACAAAGATCTAATTGCTTCTTAAATGGAGCAATTACGTTTACGTCTTCATCGGCTATTTGTATTAAATAATATGTGTAGTTTAAAGAAGGAACATATATTTGGTTAAACATACGTTCATTGTACTTTAAATACTCCATGTTGTTCGGGTTAACTACCTGATTTAAAATGTCCTTCTCAACCGCCAACATGGGTAAGTTTGTAGACTCAATAGGCTCTAAATGTTCATAAGTTAATATTCCTCCATAAGGAATTCTATTAATATGAACATCATAGAATGACATAAAAATACCAATCACTAAGGATGGTTTATCATATTCATCATCTCCCATTACGTCTTTTAAGGTATAATTCATACCTTTAATTTCTACAACTGCTTCATCTGGTTGGACAACTTTTTGGTACAAGATGGTTCCATCAGCTGGACTATAGAAATGTTCATGGTCAATGTAATTTGGACGGATAGGATCTCTAAAGAAAAATGTGTTACTTAGCTCACCTACAGGCAGTTTAGAGAGTTCTTTAACCTCACCGTTTAACCAATCTTCTAATGTTTGTGCCATTATAATAACGTTTTATTATGGTCAACTCTATTCAAATGCATTACCATACATGATAACATAGCACCTGATTTCATATATTCTGAAAGGTTGAAAATTACTGGTTCCATACCTTCATCAGAACAAATTTTTTCTAATGATTCAATTTTATGTTTTTCAGCCTCATAATATTCATGAGACTTTTTCATTTCAGCAATGTTTGACGCGCATAAAATCATGTTTCCTAAGCGTACAGAGTT